TGTAAGTTGTAGTTTTAATGGTTCTTATTTTTTTCCCGCTAAAACAACTGTAGTTCCTACATCAGCTACCGCAGCTGTAGATATATGGTCTTACTATGTAGGAGGAGATAGTAAGGTCTACCTTGTAGCGGCTCTTAACTTTGGAGTTGGTTCATAATGGGAACACCTGACGATATTGCACGGTCAAATGAATTATCAATTACAGAAATTAAAGGGGAGGTTAAGTTAATTCATAACCGAATAGATGTTATAGAGAATAATCATTTAACACATATAGAGAAATCTATATCGTCAATTAACAAAATTTTGTGGACAATTGGTGTAATAATTTTTAGTCATTTTGTCTTTGCAATAAGAACAATACTAATGGGTTAAGATGTCTACTGAAACTAAAACAATTAAGTATACATTTAAACAAGGTGTCAATAGAGAATCAACTCAATACGCTGCTGAGAATGGTTGGTATGATTCTAATCGTGTAAGGTTTAGAGATCAAAAGCCTGAAAATATTGGGGGTTGGGTTAAACGAAGTAGTACAGCTTTTGATGGCACAGCACGAGACATCCATACATGGACTGATTTATCTTCTAAAAACTATATCGGTATTGCTACTGAACAAAAGATATTAATTTTTTATGGCGG